TAAGATATTGATAAATAATATTCAATTATTATCAACTCACACTTATACAGATTTTATTAAAATAATTTAATGAGCCAGATCAATACCTCATCTACATACCATTAAACTAATTGTAAGATAATGTTGCACTTACAACAAAGCACCCGACTTGGGTGCTTTACATCATTTGTTTTTAAGCTATGGTGATCATTCTATTTGATAACTACCTGCAGAACTCCCAGCGTCAACCGTAACCTGAGCATTTTGCGTGATTTCATCTATCACTGCATGGGCAATCGCTTCGGCCATCGCGGCGCTTTTCGCGTGTGGGCCATTGGTCTCAAACCCTCTCGCTTGTAACTCTTTAACGAGTTTGTTTGTCAGTGACGTTTTATCTAATGCCATTATTTACCCGCCTTAACTGTTGAAGATAAATCAGAGTGAGGTTTGCCCGTGTATGCGCAAATACAATCGCCTTGCACCACACCTTTGCCCCCATTCATGGTGATAAGGTCAGCGCTAAAGCGCATGTTCTTCGCACTGGCTTCGATGTCTTTCTCAACCTTAATCACCTGATTTCCAAGCACCGTCAGTTTGTCATCCAAGCCAACCACCACATCACGTAACTGGCCAATCACTTGCGCCCATTCCCCACCACTGGCTAAATGCATGCTTTCTAATGTGGCGAGGTTCATGGCATCGCCTGCCAAAACATCAATGGCCCCCATCGCCTCAATGCGCTTTTGTCCCCCAATGAACTCTTGGCTGTGCTCCACCGTGAAAAGCTCATGCAAACCAAATTCACTGGTGTGCTGCTCGGCTCGCTCTGTGATTTGAAACGCCTCAATTAAACGCGTTTGGTCTGTACTTTGGCGATGATGCCCTGCGGCATCCGTATGCCAATACACTTCATGGCGTTGCTGCGTTCTTTGCTCACCAGGGGCGAGACTCGGCAGCGGCCACCCATCACCTAACACGGTTCGAATAAAAGGTTTATCACTGCAGCCATAAGCAAACGCAATTTCAACGATGCTGCCCTCGGTTGGCATCGCCAATTGACCTTGCTCTGGCCCACCAATCCCCGTTGGCAAAGGGACCGCTTTATAGAGCGGCACCAAGGAATCATCACGGCCATGCTGGTCTAAGAGCTGAACATCCACCGCGTAACGGGGACGAAAAGGGTGATTTTCTTGGCCTGCTTGGCTTTGGTCAGTGATGGCCACCACTCGCGCCAATTTAGGTAGGTGATGACCTGCGGCCAATTCAGGGAATAGGTAATGCATTTTGCGCTTTTCACTGGTTGGCCCTTGCGCCCAGTACAGCGTCATGTTGCCCTGCTGCAAATGCACTTGAGTGATGCGTTTGTCATTGAAAACCACACCTGGACGAACCGAAGGCATCACCGCTAAGGTCATGCTCTCCCCATTTTTTGCGCGCTTGGCCAAAGCAGGATCGATGGTAATTGGCCTTGAGTGCCAGCGACTCTCTGTAAACTCGCCTAAATAGATTTGACCATCAGATTGCTGAAACCACACAAAGTCTTCAAGTTGAAACGCTCGGCCAAGATGGCTCAGTAATTGGTAACCACTGCCTTGAGAGGTAAAGTTTGCGATGCGTTCATACACATAATCTTGCTCTGGTAACACAAAATCTAAGCCGGTATCAAAACTAAGCTGCTCAATGATTTCACTGATGGTCGCATGTTGAATACTGACAGGCCACCTTGACGCCAACAGTCCCGAACGCTCTCTGGCAATAAACCGAGTAAACCCATTTTGCGCGGGCTGGGCTTTACTCACGTAACCATCAAAATAACGCACCAATTCCGCTTCATAGCCGATATCAAACAGCACCAAGTCATTGGGTTTTACTTTGCCTTTCACTACAAAGGTCGCTCGGCCTCCGGCGCACAGTTCAAGAATGACCTGCGCATCGACTAACACTTGAGGCTCACCGTTGATGGTCAATCGTTGGTTTAATTTCATCGCAGTTCCCGCTCCTCTTGCTTTAAAGCTTGCTCAAATCGCGTGGTCGTCTCTGAGGCTTGGTTATTATCAATCGCGGCATGGGCTTTAGGCTTCACGGGCTTGGTGCTGTCATTACTTTGTACACTGGCCTCTTTGGCTTTTGCTTGCTCGCGCTGCTCTTTTACTTCCGAAACCGATAAATGCTCTCTAAGCTGGAAGCTCACTTTCCACGACATCAATCGCTCTTGTTCATCGGCGGTCACACGCCCTACAAAGCGCACTTGGCGAATGGTCATGCTCTTTGCCAGCTCGTTTCCTATCCGATAAATCTTGCGTTTGCCGCCTTCTTTTTGTCTCGATAGCACCATCAAACGCTTGAGGGTTTTGGCTTCTTTAAACGGGATCAGGCCCGTCACCGACAGCACCATGCCTTTGTCCCCTTGCTCACTGCCATCCGTGCCGGAGGTTTGGCCGCTCATGTCTTCTTCTTTGAGTTCCATCGACAAATCCAAACGCGGTGAATTAAGCGGGATGATTTCCGCATCTAAGGCAATTTGGGTCATCCTAATACCTCCATCAAATAGTTAAGAGGGTGCGCACTTAAAAACAGCACCGCAAAGGTATAAGGCCCTGTGATGCTCGGCAGTGTGGACTGTTCGAGCACCGTCGCAAGCACCCCCGCTTCACCTTGATAGAGCAATCGGTGTAATGAGCCGTCACCAAAGGTGGGCATCGCTTGTAACTGCTGCAGATGTTGCTCGCGCTTTTGGGCCAGCGCCGCCAATTTATCCACGGGCGTGGCTTGTCCTTGAGATAAGGATTCAAGTTGGGCTAACTGGCCGCTTATCTGACGGCGCGTTACTCGCCATGGTGTCACGTTTAAATCAGCGCGGGGCAACAAGCGCGGCTGAATGATGGTCGGTGGCTGAGTCAAATTATCGGCTTGCTGGGTTTGTTCCCAGCTTGCTCGGCGGCTCACCATGCCTAATTCGGGTAATCCGGTTTGCGCATAGGCACGACGCGTGGCACTGGCGAACGCGGCTAAATTGGCTTCACTGAGCATCCAAGCCAATCCATATAAGGTGCCTTTGGGGTGATGCCCATCGTGGGTATCTCGTAATTTTTTTGCCAAAACGTGTATTGCCGTTCGCGCCGTCAAATGATGCTCACGGCCATGTTTACTGCCAACGTCTTGCTGATATGGATGCACGCACAAGGCTTGCCCTTTGGCCATCACTCTATCTAGCTCTGCTCTTAGCCCCTCATGTTGCTGGGCTTGGGCACTGAGTTTTGGCGGGGTAAACGCCACTTTAGAGCCAAGGGCGCGCAAACGGGCTAACGCTTGATTTTGCTCGGCAGGGATTTGCTGGGTCACCGACTGCGCAGCGTCCTTAATGGCTTGCGTGCAAGGCGGTAAACGCCATTGACCTGATTGCCAATTCATTCGCTTGCCTCTTGCCGCCATTCTTCAGATAAGGCGATCGCCTGCTCAATCGTGATAAGCACCGCATCAGAGGGCAAGTGCTCAGGGGTCTCCGTGACATTGGCAAACGCTTTGTGGCTTGGTAAGTAATAACATTTCGGTTGATGCGCAATCAGCGCTTGATAATAACTCATTATTTTAGCTCCCACAGTTCCCAGCCAGTCACTTTGCCCCAAGTGGGACCATTCAAAATATTGGCTCCGGTGGTATAGACATCAAACGTCACATAAGCGGCACCACTCCAGCGTGTGCGCTCTTCATGTATCACGGCTTTCGCACTCCACCAACAATTTGGAATGTCGTGGGTCACAACGCCGCTGCCAGAAGTAGTAATAACCACTTTAAATCGGTTCGTATGATGTCGCCCACCTGAGCAAGGGAAATTTGTCACGACCGTTTCACGCTTAGCATTAGAATGGCTCAAAAGGCGATGATTGAGTGAGCCAGAGGCCACTTTTACCCATTTGACTCCTGGCGGCGGTGCAGGTGGCGGATTGTTTGGGCTGTAGACCCGCTGACGATTATTGCCTGCCCCATCAAACACCTGTTGCCCCCAAAGCCCGTGGCTACCCATGGCCGCTTTCGGGCTGCCGTTTTCACACCACACCGCTTGATGGCCTCCTGCCATGGTGCCGCCTGTGCCATTGTTGGTGTGCTTGTAAGCTAGGCCGTGTAAGTTACCAAAGTTGGCCCCTCGGTCATGAATCTTATACGCTTCGCCCATCGACCAAATGTGGGCAATTTTGTGTGAGTTATACAAACCATACATGCCCGCACTGCGCCTATTATCATTGGCAGGTTTTATCTTTCCCGAGGTGTCATGGGTTAAATAATATCCGGCCATTTGGCCATGTTTGATTTTCGAAAACCCATCGCTCGGGCGGTAAGACATGCCACTGCCTGAGTTTGTGGTGTAGAGCATATTGACACTGTTCCACACAATGGGGTGAAAGTTGGTGGTCGAAGAAGGATATATTTTTATTTTATCGGAGATCGTCGCGCTGCTGGCCTTGGCGGTTTTACCTAAGTACCTGGCATCGCCTTGCGCTTGCGTCAGAGCACCGATATCACCCGCAGTTGGCTTTTGCCTGGTATTAAAATCCCGTCGCCATGACGGATGATAACCGGGCCCGTGGTTGGTATAGGTAAACACCGCATTGGTGGTGCCCCCTCCTGATGAGGTGGTTGGGGTCGTCACTCGAATGGTGTAGGCACTTTCACGCCCCATCACTTCAATCACGCAGCCTGCCAGATGAATTTTGCCGCAGCCCGTATCGCTAATCAGTCGATTGCCCGCGTAATCCCAAGAGGCTTTCATCATCCAATACGGGTGGTTAAAACAGCCTTTGCTTTTCAGCCAGCTGACCAACTGCGCAGTGCTCCAGTGTCCACCCCCTGTGCCATGACTGGAGGAGTACGCCCGAGCAAACCCACTTGAGTCCACGCCATCGAGTTTATCAGCATCGGCGGCTTTGCCTGTTTTGCCAAGATACTTATTACTGAGTGCGGTACCCCCTTCAAAAATGGTGTTGGCCACCCGAAAACCATCGCTTTTTAAGCTGGCGCGCTCGATGCCATCAATGGTCCATTTAAAGAATTCGTTGCCATTATCCAGCGTGCCGAACTCCAAAAACGAATCGGTGTCTTGATCGCTGTCGTTCTTAAATCTAATGAACGCGCCATCGGTATTGCGCTCCCAAACGATGCCTTGTTGATTATCAATAAAGCGGATATTTCCGGTCATGGTCCCGCCCGCTTTGGGCAGTTTGGTTTCGGTCTGCGCTATGGCTTCTTGGACTTTTTCAGCGACGTCTTTCACCGCTTTGGCTGAGGCCACTTTTTCGCTGGATGCGTCGCTGGTGCTGTCCGTGATGGCCGCTTTATCAATTTTCGTATCGAGCAATCGGTCGACGTGTTTCTGCCGATAATATTGCGCAAAGCCTTCAAGAAAGCGCAGGTCGGTGACTTCACCCTGTGCATTAATCTCGGCAATCGGCGCAACAAAATGCGCGTAACCGTCCTCATCGTGAAAGTCAGTTAACGTTTCTGCCACTCTGATGACGTACTCACAGTGCCATTGGCTGGTTGGCTGGCCTTTCCAAGTGGCATCAAGATAGAGCCTACACGGCAGCGTCAGCGCGGGCAGTGCGTGAGGTTCATCTAAATAACACCGTAGCCCACCCACATAGCCGCATCCTGCAAGGGCCTGAAAGCCTTGCTCCGTCGGGACCACTTTAAACCCTTCATCCAAAAAGGCAGCAGGGCCGAGCACATCCAAATTAGCCAAACGGTCCATTTCATCGAGACCAAATAAACGGGCGGTGAAATCGATTTGCCATGTTGACGCGTCGACTGTGATCCCTGTGATGCGCTGCGCGCCCTCATAACTCATTAAGATTGAGCGCGTGATGGCGTTGCCGTTTTGCACCCCAGCAATGGATTGATACTTGGTCAGCTCGGGCAGATGAAGAATGGCCCCAAGCAGGCCCGTTTCTTTGTTGCGCAGCCCCACCCAGTTAAACTGAAAATCCCCCACTCTGGTGTCCATGATGAGCGAATACACCACCGCGTTGGGGTTCACGTAGCCAGATTGAGTGACGCCAGCCACATACACAATGTGCTCGCGCTCTGGCAGGGTTTCATCTCGGTCAATCGGCTCATCAGGGTCGAGTCCTGGCACCTTCGCCAAGACGAATTCATCTAAAATGACAGGCTGCTCAAGCGCGTCTTGCTGGGCTTTGTAGGCTTCAAATTCACGAGTAATGATGCTCTGGGCCATGTTTATTCCTTTAGCGTTGCCACCGTGCATTGGTGATCCCAATCCAGCGGTGAGACGGTGAGGCACATCGGGGTTGTGTCGATCACCTGGTATTCATAACGTCGGCACGTTCGGCCGTATTGCTGCAGTAAGGTGGCTAATAAATCATGATTATTGGCCAGTTGTTTGTCACTGAGACGGATGGTGATGATGTCCCAATCCCGCTCTGGGGTGCGCTCATCAATTTCGACCACGCCCACACCAAGCCGTTTAAAGATCTCAATAAATCCGTGCGTTTCCCCTGCATCGCGGGCATTCACGAACGCGTATTTCACCCGCTTGCGAAACAGGGTCGTCGGCTCTTGGTAAAAACGGGTAATGTCTCGGTCCCACGCCAGCACCGCAAGCAATCGCTCGCTGCAGGTCATCGGATCTAACTGCGCCAGTGGGTAGAGCATCACGCGGCGCAGTTTGCCCCAAAATTGTTGTAAGCCGGCCGCAAGAAAGTGCGGCTCTTTGAGGCTTTTCGCTAACGTCTGCCCGTCCATCCACCATGGTATTTGTCGACTGGGCAGTGTGGGCGCTTGCTTATCATGCTCCTCCATCAATCACCTCGACGCTGGCCAAACGCGGAATGCTCAAGGCACTCACAATGTCGCTGCAGTTAAAATTCAGGCTGAGCAAATCCGCATTGAGCTCGGTGTGAATTTCTTCGGTCAATTTACTGAATGAAAACGTGCTTTTGGGGTAAGTGCGCGTCACTTGGCGATAGGAATCGCTTTCACGAAACGCCGCACGGATCATATTTTCTACCTCTCGATACAACTGATGTTGACGTGCTAACGAGGTATTGGGTTTGGCCGTCACGGTCACTTCGATGTCATGCTCGGTTTCTGGTAATGCCAGGCAAAGCAAATCATCGCCATGGCCGTGGTGGCCTTCGCCCATCACATAATGATTGAGTTGCCTTAACAGTTGGCTTGGTGTGCGGCCCACGTCCATCAATAGATAGGCATTCGCGCTGCCTGGCCCTCTCGGCGCGTCATGCAAAAAGTACACTTGATCGCTGCGCACCCCTGCCACTGAAGCCAGCATTGAGCGGTATATCGCATCGATGTGATAACGCCCCACCACACTGAATTGATTACGAATTCGCAGAGAAAGGGCTTCATCACTTTCCAAATCCGAGCCCAGCGCGGTGATCCAATCGGCTTCATTGACCGCATGCGTAATGCCCGATACGCCTTTGGGCATGATGGCAAAATACCCCGCAGGCAGATTAAACCCGCTGCCTGCCTCTTGCGCTTCACACAAGACCAAACCGTGTGCTTGACCTGCAGGGATAAGCGCATCTTCAACCACCATCAGGCGATACACTTTTTGCTCTATCTGCTCGGTTTCAATCACCGTTCCTTTGGGCACAACCAGCGGATTCTCTGGCGTTGATTTGTAAAAGGTGATGGCACCGCGGGTTTTGGTGGCGGCTTTTCGCACCAAATCCACATCCCAAGCTTTTAAGTCGAGATAACGTCCTTTACCTGTTGCCGCAAAGGTATTGGGCAGCACATGCCCCGCGAGCAAGGTATCGATCAACCAAAGCGCAGGCGCAATCACCACCGCTTTGATTAAGCGCCAAAAAGGCGACATTCGACTGTCATTGGACACCTGACTGCCTGC